CTAAATATTTTTCTTCTTGAGAGACAGCTTAACGGCTGTCTTTTTTGATTCAAAATTTTAGAAAGGAGCTGATGATATATCAAATTAACTTTAAAACAACAGAGATTTGCTGATGAATATATCATCAGTGGGAATGCGACAGATGCAGCCGTAAAGGCAGGATATAGCAAGAAGACGGCAAACAGAATAGCAACTGAAAACTTGTCAAAACTTGTCATACAAACCTATATTGGCGAAAAACTCAAAGAGTTATCAGATAAAAAGATTGCCGACCAACATGAGGTACTTGCTTACTTGACTTCAGTGCTTAGAGGTGAAACCCAGTCAGAAATTGTGGTCGTTGAGGGAGTTGGAGACGGCTGTAGCGAAGCGAGAAGGTTGCAGAAGGCTCCTGATGAGAAAGAACGATTGAAAGCGGCTGAACTTTTAGGTAAGCGTATGGGGCTGTTTAAAGACAAGTTGGATCTTACTGCCAATGTGCCGGTAATTATCTCAGGGGGTGATGAACTTGAAGACTGATTCTGTTAATATTCAACTACCTGAGGTGGTAGGCAAAGGATATGGCACATATTGGCGGTATAAAGGCAGATACAGAGTCTGTAAAGGCAGTAGAGCAAGTAAAAAGTCTAAGACCACCGCATTATGGTATATATGGGCAATTATGAAGTATCCGCAGGCTAACCTGCTTGTGGTCCGCAAAGTATTCAGAACCTTAAAGGATAGTTGCTTTACGGAGCTTAAGTGGGCGATAAGGAGACTGAAGGTTAAAAACCATTGGGAAGAGAAAGAATCACCGCTTGAGATGACTTACATACCGACGGGGCAAAAGATATATTTCAGGGGCCTTGATGATCCGCTTAAGATTACATCAATCACAGTGGAACAAGGGTATCTTTGTTGGATGTGGTTGGAGGAGGCATATGAGATATCAAATGAAAACGACTTCAATATGCTTGATGAGTCAATAAGAGGTGCTATACCTGAAGATGTAAAACTGTTTAAGCAGATAACAATAACCCTGAATCCTTGGAACGAGCATCACTGGATAAAGAAAAGGTTCTTTGATATTCCGGATGATGAAGTTCTTGCAATGACTACAAATTATCTTTGCAATGAATGGCTGGATAAGGCTGACTTAAAAGTATTTGAGTCAATGAAAAAGAATAACCCACGAAGGTATCAAGTCGCAGGGCTTGGTGAATGGGGTATAGTAGACGGCCTTGTATACGAAAACTGGGAAGAAAAAGCCTTTGATATAAACGAGATAAAAAAGATATCAACAATACAGTCGGTATTCGGGCTTGACTTTGGTTATACAAACGACCCAAGTGCTTTGTTCTGCGGTCTTGTAGATACGAAAAGCAAGACAATATGGATATTTGATGAGATGTACAAGAAGGGCATGAGCAATGAAGCTATAGCGGATGAAGTTACTAAGATGGGATATGCCAAGGAGCGTATAAGAGCCGACAGTGCGGAGAAAAAGAGCATTGACAGACTAAGGCATTTGGGATTGCAAAGGGTAACTCCTGCTATCAAAGGTCCCGACAGTATTAGAAACGGAATTGACTTTATTCAAGGGTATCACATAATTATTCACCCAAAATGCGTGAATTTTATAACTGAAATAAGCAACTACACTTGGGACACTGATAAGAAAACGGGTGAAAAGATAAATGTGCCTATTGATGATTTTAACCACCTTATGGATGCTATGCGTTATGCATTAGAGCCGCTTTCATTTAAGAGTAAGGCGGTTGCAGGAAGGAGGCTTTAATGTGCCACCATTGTTTTGTCACACATGGGGATGTACGGGTTTGCTATAAATGCGGTTTTACAATACTACCGAACGGTAAAGTATTTTATGATACAAAGCTAAAAAACAGGAAGGAGGTAAAAAATGAAAAGAGATGAGGACTATCCTGATTTTACAGGGTTTATAGATGCGCTTGACAGGGAAGGAATAACAGAGGAGATTATCAGCAAACTTACGGCAAGGCATGGCGCAAATCGTTTACATACAAAGAACTTGTACGAGAGATATAAGTGCTATGAAGATAAAGTACCTATATTTGGACGGGAGCCAAGGTTCATAGATAGGGATTTGGAAGTATTAGGCGGCAAGCAATTAAACAACAGACTTAATCATGATTTCTTTGGTGAGATAAATGATGTTATGATTGGATATTTTGCAGGAAAAGCTGCCGCATATAGTTATGCCACAGATAATGATTCACTGGAAGAAACAGGTGGAGAGGACGGCGTTAGTGAAGCTCAAAAGTGCTTAACCGATTTTATAACAGGCAATAATTTTTATGACCTAAATCAAGAGGTGACCAAGTATGCGTCGGTGTGCGGATATGCGGGTCGCCTTTTTTATATCAACAAAGATGGTGAAGAGTCATGTATGGTTGTACCACCGTTTGAGTGTCTTGTAGTCAGTAAGGACAAGGTGCAAAGCCCGAGCTACGCGGTAAGGTATTACAGTTATACAGATATAAACGGTGCTGAAAAATGGAAAGCTGAAGGGTATGATGATAAAAATATTTATTATTTTGAGGGAACTCCGGGAGCTTTTCAGTTTATAAAGACAGAATCGCATCTGTTTGATTATTGCCCACTTCAGCTTATACCGCTAAACGGGGAGATGATGAGCAGTGCGGAAAGGGTACTTACTCTTATTGATGAGTATGATCAGACAGTATCGGACAATGCAAATGACGCGGAAGGCAATACACAGGCACAGCAAGTATTTGACGGAGTGGATATATCGGATGAGGAGATTATAAAATCTAAAGTAAGCGGATCCATTCTTATTCCGCCTGTACTTCAGGGTAGTGCACACAGCGTTTATTATCTTACTAAAGATATAAATGACGGATTTAACGAACATCATTTAGATAGACTGGAAAGGAATATATACAGGTTTTCAAAGACTCCTAATCTTAATGATCAGAGCTTTGGAAGTGCTTCCGGAATATCGCTAAAATTCAAGCTTACTGCATTTGAAGCAAAGTGTGGTGCGTTTGAAGCCAAGATAAGCGGAGCCGACACTTATATGTTTAAGGTAATCGGTTCGGCATTTAACAAGAGAGGAGTAGCATTTGATTATTTGCAGTGCTATTCAGAATATAAGAGAAACTTCCCTGTCGATGTTGCCAGTGAAGCTAATGCGGTTCAGGCTCTTATCAATGCAGGTGTGCCGGATGAGATTGCTTATAATTACCTAAGCTTTGTAGATGATATTGATTATCTGATGGAACTTAAAGAAAAGAAGAAGCAGGATGCGGTGGATATGTTCACTCCTGATGATGATAAGGATGAGAATACAGATGACTTAGAGGTTGATAATGGAGACAACGAATCTTGATAAGTTTCTTCATACTGTGAGACGTATTGAGGAACACAGGGAAGAAAAGGCGGTTAATCAACTAAAGAAACTGTATAAAAGGCTTATAAAGGACTTGCAGTCACATCTTGGCACCGTATATGCAAAGTACTCTGATGAGAACGGGCTGTTGACATATGCAAGACTTCACAAAGATGCGCTGGATGCAAGACTGCTACAGGAAGTAGCCTCAAAGATGAATGATGTTACTCAGGCAGAGAAAAAGCTTATAACCGAGTTGGTAGAACAAACTTACTCAAATGTGTACAGCGGTATGGTGCAGGCAGTTGATAAGGCTGTAGATGATAGGGATTTGGTCACAACTTTTGCACAGGTCCAATCAGCGAAGCCACAAGCTCTAAGAGCTGCAGTAAATAATCCTGTACATGGACTTACTTTATCGGCACAATTGGAGAAGAATAGAGCAAATATAATTTACGGTATACAACAGGCCGTGGGCATAGGTCTTTCAGTGGGTGACAGATATGACACTATGGCCAAGAGAGTACAAAAGGCCTTGATAGGGGATGACGGTGCAGGCGGGAGCTATGCTAAGTCCATGAGGATTGTCAGGACTGAAGCCCATAGAGTAAGGGAACAAGGCAATCAGGATGCTGCTAAAGAATTGCATAACAGGTTAGAGTCTGAAGGCTTTGTGATGATAAAGACCTGGCATACTATGAAAGATGAACGAGTGCGTCCCAATGTATCAAGAAAGACCAAAAAAGGATGGAAGTACTCTACCGGTAAAGGCAAGTATAACCATGTGAAGATGGAAGGTCAGAGCGTACCTGTCAATGAGCCATTTACTTTGCCTTCAGGAGCCACCGCAATGAGCCCGGGTATGAGTGGTGTTGCCGGTGAAGATATAAACTGTAGGTGTTTTGTAAGCTATGAGGTAAGGAAAGCATCTACAAATTCAAATGATAAACTGCAAGAGTATAGAAGTATTGATAGGGGAGAAATTAGAAATTTTAATATAGGTAAAATAGGAATAACATCAGCTAGAAAAATTGAAACATATCCTACTCCAGTATATATATCTGATAAAGTTAGTATAAAACCAAAAGCTTTATATACTATAAATAAAAATACTGAGGCGGCTATTAAGGCTTATGGTATACCGTTGAGCGAGAAGCCTACAATAGTTGTATTACACAGTTCAGAATTCCCCAATGCGTGGGGTGCTTATAATGCTTTTACAAACACAGTGTATTACACTCCAGATATACTCGACAATGCTTTTATTCCAAGAAAATATACTGAATTTCATGAGATGTGGCATATGAAGCAAGCATATGATTTTAGAAAAAATGGCTATGAGATTACAGAGAATAATTACGCCGAATATATAGGAAAACTCAGAAAAAAGTGCAGGAAGAATGTTGAAAAAATAGGTATCAACAGATATAATGTAAAAGAGATATCAGACTATGCCGAAAGGTCTTTTGCAATAGGCAAGTTTGATGAAGTAGAAGCAGAATGGTACACTAAGAAACAAATAGGAGAGCTGAGGTTGAAGAATGGTTCGTAGGTATACAGAAGAAGAAAAAAAGTTGATTTCAATATTTGAGCCTTGGTTTGAAAATGCCCATCTAAGAGATGATGCACCAATAGAGGCAGTATTGGCTAAGGAAAAATTTGATGAGATAGATAGAAAAATAGATGAAAACTATTTTGGCTTTCAATAATTGAAAAACTCTAAGCACCTAAACCGGGGTGCTTTTTTGTTGCAATAAATTGGTGGGCAATGCTTTAAGACTCCATAAGGTGGGATAAGAGATTGCACTCCGCAAATATGGGTGGCTTATTTAAAAAGTGAGCCTCGAAAGGATAATTTATGAATTTAGAGAAGTTAAAGAAGATGCTTGCTGACGGTGTTATCACAAGTGAAGAGTACAAAGAGTTACTTGAGAAATTCGGCCTTGAAGACAAGGAGCCGGAAGCGGATCCGCTTGACGGATTAGATGATAAGACAAAGGCCTATATTCAGAAGCTTTTACAGTCTGAGAAGGATAGGGAAGCGAACCGTGTGGGTAATGCTAAGAAGGCTGAATATGATGCTCTCAAGGCTGAATACGATAAGCTTAAGAATGATAAGCTGTCTGAGGATGAGAAGCGCAAGCTTGAGGATGAAGAGAAGCGTAGAGCCTTGGAAAAGAAAGAGCGTGAGTTTGCATTGATGCAGTGTAAATATGTTGCGACTCAGGAGCTTAAGTCTAAGGGGCTTGATAATAGTGATGATATTGTACAGTTGGTTCTTGGTTCTGATGAAGAGGAGACCAAAAAGCGTGTTGGTGCTTTTTCATTGCTCATTGAAAAGCTTGTTAAGGAAA